GGATACAGCTATAAATATAATTCCTATTCGATTGACTTTCTCACGCTTTTCTTTCATTTCCATATATTCGTATTTTACACGAAGATATGTATTGTGTTCGATGTCACGCTCGCTTAACAAGGGATTATATTTATCTTCTTCAATCATAATAACAAACCTCCCTTTATTTATAAGAAATTTTAGAAAAGTAAAAAGAAGCTTTTCTAAGATGGAATAATATTATACCTTATTTAGCTGTTTTTTTCAATCTACAATATAAGTCGTTTGTAGAAAATCGGGAGTTCTTGTACAGATTTTACTAATATCAGTTACTACAATGCGTTGATTAAAGAGTATAAATTTGCATAAACTATGCTTAGCTAAATAAAAAGCTGTTTATATGGGGGAATTTCTGTGAGGATTAAAAAATATATTACTTTATTGTTTATAACAGCGTTAATTATAATAACAATATTTGCAGTTGGTAATTTCGCAAAAACAACAATTCCGGTTGTTAATATTTTTAATGTAATCAAAAGTAAATCTGATGAAATAGTGCAATCAACGGGTAAGGTCGGCTATATAAATCAAAAAAATGTAAAAGCGAATTATGATTGTGTAGTTACGGATATTTTTATAAAAGAAAATGACAATGTAAAAAAGAACGATGAGATATTAAAAGTGGCTGTTGTAGAATTGCCCTCTAATATAGATATGGGTAATATATCTAAAATAATAGATAAGTATAAAAATTATGATATTAGCCAAGCAGAATATAAAACGATAGTTGCTCCTGAGAGCGGAACAGTAACTTCTTTTAAAATTCAAAAGGGTGATATTATCACAAATGGGACTGGACTTTTTACTATAACAGATAAATCCGGATTATCAGTTAAGCTTAATATAAACGAAAACCAAATCTCTAAAATACAAGAAGGTCAGAGCGTTACTATAACAGGAAATGCTTTTGATAAAAAAAGCTATACAGGAAAAGTCATTTCAATAGCTGATGAAGCGGAAGAAACCGCTACCGATATTGGGCGTGAAACTACTATTGAAGTAGATGTAAAGGTTGAAAATCCCGATGAAGAAATCAAACGAGGATATACCGCAAAGTGTGCAATAATTATTGCATCTGATGATTCTTCAATAATAGTTCCTTACGAATCGCTTGGAAGTGACAATAAAGGAGATTATGTTTATAAATTTCAGAATAGGAGAGCAGAAAAGCAATATGTAATTATAGAATGCGAGCTTACTGATGGTGCAAAGATAAAAAGTGGACTTAAAGATGGAGATAGAATTATAAAAAATATTTCTGAGCTTTCTGATAGTGAAGCTCAAGCTATTCATATTGAAGGTGAATAAGTATATGAATGAAGTTTTTTGCTGTGTTATGAGAGGTTTAATAAGAAAAAAGGGGCGAAGCTTACTGACGATAATAGGTATTGCTATTGGTGTTACAGCAGTTATCATAATAAGCAATATCTCACAATGTGGAGCCATGGCTGTAAGTTCAGAGCTTGATAGTCTTGGAGTAGGTGGACTTTCTGTTAGTCTTGATAATACAAATGCTGATTCTGATGCAGTATTATCTGATAATGAATTGAATATTATAAAAACCTCATCATATGTAGAAAAAGCTATGCCTTTGATTTTTCAGACCGCAACTGTTAATTCTCGTGGAGAAAATACGCAGGCACTTCTATGGGGAATTGACCAAAACGCTAAAGAAGTTATATCTCTTAAATTAATGTATGGACGATTTATAAACAAAGGAGATATTGCTACTAATGCAAGAGTTTGTCTTGTAGATGAAAGCTTTGCTAAAGAAAATTTTGGTTATAGTAATATAGTTGGCAGAAAAATTACAGCTTTGTGCTCTGGCAATTATGAAAATTTTGAAGTTATAGGGGTGATAAAAACTGGTAGCGGACTTTTACAAAATATGATGGGAAACTATATTCCTACATTTATGTATCTCTCATATACCACTATGCAAGAATTATATGCTATGAGTGATTTTCACCGTATAGCAGTAAAGATAAGTGATGGTGCTGAACCAGATATAGTTGGTGAAAAGCTTGTAAAAGCTCTTTCTACAGAAACGGGTTTTCAGAATAGTTATATAGTTGAAAGTATGGCTAAACAAAAAGAAGGTCTATCTCAGCTTATGAATATTGTTACTATGATTTTATCGGCAGTTGGAGGGGTTTCTTTATTTGTGGCAAGTCTTAGTATTATGAATGTTATGCTTGTATCAGTTGGAGAAAAAAAGCGTGAAATAGGTATTAAAAAAGCCATAGGAGCATGCAGAGGAGATATTCTTAAGGAGTTTTTAATAGAGGCTTTTATACTTACAATGTCAGGTAGTATTCTTGGTGTAATTTTAGGCATTGTAATATCCTTTATTGGAGCATTTATGCTTGGGATATCCATTATTATTAGATATGATATTATTGCATTTACAGTCATATTCGCTCTATTTACAGGTATAGTTTTTGGTATATATCCAGCGAATAAAGCTTCTAAATTAAAGCCAGTAGATGCACTTAGAGGCGAATAGACTTTATAAAGACTTATTATACAAATATGTAAGTGAAAAATATCAAATCCCATAATCTACATTATCAACAACAATTATAATGCGTATTATGGGATTTTTTGCTATAAAAGCTGTATTTAAATCTTCCGAAGGATTGCTTTTCTGTGCTATTGCAAGGACATGGAAACCTTTTATCATTCAGCTTATCTATGTTTCAAAATCTGACTGCGAATTTCCTCTGTCAACGGCTCAATATTTCCACCATATTCGGCAAAGGTACATATAGATAGCATTTCTTTGGCTTTTCGCCTGCTTTGAGCAGAACATCAAGGCGAAAATCTCGTCTTTTCAGCTTTGTACTGAGCATTAAACTCCATTCGGGAAAAACGATAGGAACATCGGTATCTTGCTGATTTTCGTCATATGAAGCTCTGCAAAGACAGCGACAGCTTGAAACGAGAATGAGAGCCGAACGGCAGAAAATCAAGCTATTGCAAGACGGAGGAGCTGATGAAACAGACATAATGCTTGCAAGGGCAAAGTATAGAGGTACTTCACAAGAATATACAAGCTTTTCAAAGGCTATGGATTTGCCACAGCAACGGCAGAGAGTGACGGTTGACGGGCTTGGGAACATCGGGAGAGGGAAGTATAAAACTGGCTTGACACTGCAAGAAAGTAGGCGTAAACTTAAAGAAAAGATTGAGAGTGGAGAAATAACTCTTGCACTTAATCCTGAAAAACAAAATCCTCACATATACGGTTCGACAGATTATGATGAATCCAATAATAAAAGTTATTTCACAATTTCACTTGAACAACTTCAAGAAATTATAAATTCCAAATACGCTACAGGCGATGTAAAAATAAAAAAGAGCGGTCAGATAAAAGAAATTCTAACACTGGAAGATGATATTGGAGTTTGTATTGATGTTGATGGAAGTGTTATCGGAAATACGAATTGTATAACAATACACTATTCTAAAAAGAGGACGCATATCGTACCGGCTGAAAGGAAAGAGCAAAAATGAGCCTAAGAAAATATCATGGGGAAAAAGTAATTATAACTACATATGATGGTGAAAAATACAAAGGATTTATTGATGTGTACTTACAACCGAATGACAACGATGGCGAAGAAGGCATCGGGCTTGATATTGGTATGTGGTTTGATGAAAGCGATATAAAAGAAATATCATTAGATAAAAGGAGCTGAGAAAATGGACTACACGACAACATCAGACTGCAAGAAGAAAACGCTCTTGACTGACGAGGAAAAACAACAGATTATTGACTACTTCAAGGATTTTCGAGAATTTATCGAAGAGAGATTTATTAAGATAAACTAAGCACTCTGAAAAGGGTGCTTTTTTAATGCCCGAAAGGAGCTGAGAAAATGGTATGCCCGTATAACAACAAGTCCGAAACTCAGATACAAGCTTGGAAACAGGAGTTTGACGAAGAAAACGAAAGCCAAACGCCGAAAAGCGGCAGAACCGTAACTCAAACCGTGTGGGAGCCTATGGAATGTCAAAGAGAAAATTGCGGGGCTTTTTTCGACGGCAGATGTCATTATAAAGATTAAGTGCATTGATTTTTCAATGTGCTTTTTTAATGCCCAAAATTGACCGCTCCGAAGTCGTAAAACTACGGATAGTAAGAGAAGCAACCTCGTAAAAAGCGTAACGAAAGGAAGTATTTATATGCAAAGAAAATTTTTAGAAGATTTAGGTCTTGAAAAGGAAATTGTCGATAAAATAATGAGCGAGAACGGCTCGGATATTGAAAAGACAAAGGCAAGACTTGAAGCTGAAAGAGACAACTACAAGGAACAGCTTGAAACGGCTCAGAACGCCCTTAAGGAATTTGACGGAATCGATGTTAAGGAATTGCAGGGTAAAATTGAAACCTTGAATAATGACCTTAAAAACAAAGAAACCGAATATCAATCAAAAATCGCTGATATGGAATTTAGTTCGGTGCTTGATAGTGCAATAAGCTCCAGTAAGGCACGAAATTCTAAGGCGGTAAAAGCACTTCTTGATATAGAAGCTCTTAGAAATTCCAAAAATCAAAGCGAGGATATAAAAGCAGCAGTCGAAGCTGTTAAGGCGGATAACGATTATTTGTTTGAATCAAATGAGCCTATTAATAATCCTGTTGCTCCTACCGGAACAGGTAATCTTTCAAGCGTCTCAACAGAAGCTTTTGCAAAAATGGGGTATATGCAAAGGCTTGCACTCAAAAAGTCGGACCCTGAAAAATATAATCAACTGAAAGGATGATAATTTATGTCAGAAACAACAAAGCTTAGCGACCTCATAGACCCAGAGGTTATGGCGGATATGATTTCCGCAAAGGTAGACAAAAAGATGGTAGTAACACCTATTGCAAAGATTGATAACACACTTGTAGGTACACCAGGCTCAACTATCACAGTGCCGTCATACAACTACATCGGTGACGCCGAAGATGTTGCAGAAGGCGTTGAAGCAGGCACAACAAAGCTTACAGCCTCCACTCGTCAAGTAACTGTTAAGAAAGCTATGAAAGCAGTTGAACTTACAGATGAAGCTATTCTTAGTGGCTATGGAAATCCTGTTGGTGAAACAAATAATCAGCTTGCTAAAGCTATTGCTTCAAAGGTTGATAATGATTCGATTGAAGAATTGCTTACAGCTCCGCTTATTTTTGATGGCTCATCAAAGGTTATTTCATATGCTCAGATAGTAGATGCCATTGACCTATTTAATGAAGAAGTCAACACAGAAAAGGTAATGTTTGTCGCTCCTGCCCAGGTTACTGTACTTAGAAAGGATAATGATTTCATCTCTGCCGATAAGTATACAGGCAATGTTATTATGACAGGAGAAATCGGAAAGATTGCAAATACAAGAATCGTTCCGTCAAAGAAAGTTTCTTTATATTCAGAATGGTATAAGTTTGATAGTTCAGGAACAGCAACAACAAATTCAAATATTGCCGAAGTTCAGGAAACACTTCCTAATGCTAAGGTAGGCGATAAGGTCACAAAGGTTACTACACCTTGCTATTTTAATCCGATTGTTAAGTTGAATCAGGATAACGAAACAGAGGACGAAACTGCAGCACTTACAGTTTATCTGAAGCGTAATGTAAATATTGAAACAGAGCGTAAAACTCTCGCAAGAAAGACAATTATTTCTGCAGATGAACACTATATTGCTGCACTTAGCGATGAATCAAAGGTTGTCATTGCAAAGTTTAAAAAGTGATGAAAGTAGGTGGTATCAATGACAATTTATGCAGACGAGGATTTGGGTGACGGATTTTTTAAAGTAGTTTTCAATTTTCTGCCTGCTGTGATAATTGCAATGCTTTTTACTGAAATGATGCCGCCTGCCGGAATTTTTGGCTTTGTTCTCTGCCCCGTCAGTGCAGTGCTGGGATATATTGTATTGTGGTATATAAGCTTTATAGTTCAGACCTTGGCTTTCTGGCTGTTTAATGTCTGGGGATTGATTACATAGTAAATATTTTCT